CGCCTTGGAAGCCAAGTAAACAATCAGAAGGCTTAACACAAGATGCTAATGGCATTTGGGAAGAAGACTTAGAAGATCCTGTAAATTCTTTAGACTCTTATATTTTTTGAGTAACTAACATTGGAAAACCATAATGCGCGTTAGTACACTACTGGATTACTTAGTGAATAGTGAGTTAGCAAGTCTAGCTATTAGCGATCTCACGAAACCTGGCACTGGCAATACAACTAAGGTACTAAGTTACCTTAACAGAGCATTGGCAGAAGTTAATAAAGAGTTCTTGCTAAATCAAGCAGAGCATATCATTCAATTAAAGCCTGATCAGGGTAGGTACTATATCAACGATGAAAAGTTGATAAAGGTCATTGCAGCTTATAACTCGCTAGGCATAGAGTTATCGCTTAATGACGAGAATGATCAGGAGAATACGGTCTTCATTCCAGAGTACAACGCTATTGAGTATTTTGGTTTAAATAACGCAACAGCTACCGTAGAAGATTTCTTATCTGTTATTTACCTTAAAGGTTTTGCAACGATCCTATCTGCCGCAGACACTATTAGGGTCAATGAAGCTATGACTGAATGTATCACGAGCTACGTAGGTTACTTGGCTCATGCAGCCCTACCTAAGAACTCAGGTAATGCAGCAGGCTCTTATTTTCAAAAGTACACAGCCAGTGTTATTAAGACTAAAGAGTTAAACATTGTGCCTGAAAGTCTATATGTAAGTACCAAGCTGGATGACAGAGGGTTTCTATGAGAAAGCTAACCAGATTTAAACAAGCTGAAGTCTATTCAAATCCTACCGATGCGGCTGGACTTTATGTAGTTACTACCCGATTAGACAAGCTAATCTATGTGTTTGATTTACAATTTATTCATCTAATCAGATATGCAATGGCTACCTTTTGTACGTCTGAAATGTCTATAGAACAGTCAGCACTCTTTTTAACTTACATTAAAGCCTTTAATGGTGAAGAAGAATTTACCTCTGTAACTAGAGCCTTGGATGATGAGCTATTTAATCTCGCTTTGTGTATTGAAGGTGGGTCTGATTATGCTTGCGGTGAAGCAGAAATTTTTACTTTTGCACCTTCTGGTGCAGACATTAATTTATAGGAAATAGCATGGCTGAAATACCAATAGATTTTATTACGCTTCTTCAAGACATCAGAGGTAAAAATTTTGATACCACCACAGGACTACCTACAGATGGTAAGTGGTTAGATGTTAAGAATTCACATACCGCAGTAGGTATTAGTGCTACTCAAGTAGCTACAGATTTAGCAGCAACAATAGTCGCTAAAAACTCTGCATCGGCTTCTGCTAGTTTAGCTACCAGTGAGGCAACAGAAGCAATCAATGCTTCTGATGCTGCACAAAAGGCTAGTAGTCTTGCCTCGACCTCTCAAACGAGTGCTAATACAAGCGCGGTTAATGCACTTGCAAGTGCCAATGCCTCAGCAGTCTCAGCTACTTTGGCAACTACCAAAGCTTCAGATAGTGCTTCCAGTGCCAGTCTATCCTCTGGTAGTGCAGCAGCGGCAAGTACATCAGCAATCAACTCAGCTGCCTCCGCTAGTGCTGCTGCTACTAGTGCTTCATCCATAGTAGGTGCAACTACTACAGCAACGACTGCTAAGGATGCTGCTCAATCAAGCGCAGTTGCTTCGGCTGCTAGTGCTGGTTTGGCAAGCACATCAGAAACTAACGCAGGTAACTCCGCTATAGCGGCAGCTGCCTCTGTTACCACTGCTACTACTAGAGTCAGTGAAGCTACAACCCAGAAAAATCAAGCAGCAGATTGGGCTATAGGAGCGGAAAATCTTGCCATAACTGATGGGGTACACTCTGGTTATTCTGCTTTCCATTGGTCTGCTAAAGCAGCAGCAGCCGTAGCAACATTAGGGGGTGTAACTAAATTTACCCAGATGTTAGATGCGCCACAAACATTGGTTGGTTCAGCCAATAAATACCTGCGGGTTAACAGTAGCGCAACACTTCTTGAGTTTGACTCGCTTGATAAAACCGATGTGGGTCTAAACCTTGTAGACAATATAGCAGATGCAGATAAACAAGTTTCTAGTGCAACGCAAACTGCTTTGTCTGGTAAGAGTAACCAAGCAGATTTAACTGCTGGATTGCTAAGGGTAACTACTTTAGAAGGCAACACTTCTGGCTTATCTGTACAAGCAGTTGCTGGAGCTAATCCCATCAGACTACTTGCAGACAAGGAAATATATACTTCAACAACACAAGTACTCGCTACATTACAAGATGCTGCATTAACTACTTTTAGTTTACTTAAATCAGCTCTTGAAGCTGAGACAATAGGAACATATTAATGGCTTTAAAAGATGTACTAAAGAAAGGAACTGTCCCACCTGTAGCAGCTGATTTAATTGTAGGGGGTATTGGTATAGATACTGTTGGTAAGCGTCTGTACTTTAAAGCAGATGATGGTACGGTTGTACCTCATGATCTTAACACGCCAGCAGGTACTATAGCAGCTACTACGGTTCAAGAAGCCATCAACGAGCTTGATACTGAGAAAGCTAAGAAAGGTACTAATAATGATATTACAAGTCTTACTGCACTAGCTAACATCAATGGCGGTCAGATAGCAGGGTTTAGGAATCGTATTATTAATGGTGATATGCGTGTTGCACAACGAGGAATTTCTGGCACAGCAACCGGAGCTATGTATACACTAGATCGTTGGTTTGCTTTCCAAACAGGCACTGCACTCGCATGGTCAAAACAAGTTATGTCTGTAGATGGTATAACTGCATCGGATACATTTTATGTAACGGGAGCAGCAGGCAATACCGTTTTTAATCTTTCACAACGCATCGAAGCGAGTAATTCGCGTGATTTAGGCGGCAAAAGTGTAACTGTCTCATATATGGTGTATCAAACGTCTGGAAGTACAGTCTCAGTTGGAACACAATTATTATATTGCACGACACGTGATACATTTCCAGCTACTAATCTAATAGGGTCTATAGCTAGCACAAGTGTTCCAACCAGTGTATGGACAAAAGTGTCTGGAACGGTGTCAGTTCCTGCGGCAGCTAGTACAGGTATTCAAGTTATTCTTTGGGCAAATAGTACAGCAATAACCACTGGCGTAGTCGCTATAACTAATGTTCAACTTGAAATCGGCTCAGTCGCAACGCCATTTGAACAAAGACCCTACGGAATGGAATTGGCACTCTGCCAGCGGTATTATGAAACAATAAATACCTTAGTTATGCACTCCCCATATACCGCTAATTCTACTTCTTCTGAAATGGTATCTACTTGGATTTTTAAGCAAAGCAAGCGAGCAACAGGTGCGGCTATTCAGTCTGTCACATCAATATCTCCATCAAATGCAGGTCTTGATTCTTGTAATATTCAGCTAGTTACAACGCCAAGCGCAAATACAGTAACAAGTATTGCTGCAACAGCATCATCGGAGCTATAAATGTACAAATTACTTAACAACTCACCTGTAATTTTTAGAGTAGCTGATAATACCTATATTTCTAATGATGAAAATAGTACAGACTATCAGCAATACCTGGCTTGGCTAGCAGAAGGCAACACCCCAGAACCTGCCGATATTCCACCTGTCGTCATTCCAACGCTAACCATGCGTCAAGCAAGACTGTCACTTTTAGGTGCTGGATTACTGGATGAAGTCGAAGCGGCAATCACAGCACCTGAGAATCGTATTTGGTGGGATTATTCGACAACTGTGGAACGCAATCACCCGCTTGTTGATGCTGTATTAACAGCACTGGGCAAAACCGAGACAGAGATTGATGAGATGTTTATTGCTGCGGCTTTGCTATGAAAGAATTTGCATTAGCACGTTTACATGAAGCTTCTTCTTGGAGAGCAATGATATGGGTACTAACCAGTTTTGGTTTGATTGCATTTAAAGGTGAGCAAGCGGAAGCAATTATCGCACTGGGTATGGCACTCAGTGGGGCTTGTGGTGTTGTTACTCCTGACAAGTTGTTCAATAAAAAAGTGTAACCTACACCCTGCTACGATAGAACAGATTGGTTGGGTCAATTCCACCTTTGATGGTGGACAGATAATAGTTGATTGTAAGGTGATAACAGATGAATGTAAAAGCGATTGTAATTAGTAATGCAGCCAAGTTAATCCTCGGTGGCAAGTTATGGGTAGACGTACGTCACCTTGTGTCGACTATTAATAGTGATACTAAACTAACAGGTGCTGAGAAACGCGCATCTGTTTATGAGGATCTACGTATTGTATTTAGCAATGTGAGTACAGTGCTTTTAAATTGTGCTATTGAGATTGCTACACTTTGGGTTAAAACCCTATAACGCAGAGTAGACTGTAGGTATCATGGAAAAATTAGAAGAGCAAGAATTAGAAGATAGTTACTTAGAGGAAGCTGAAGAAGATGGTCAACCTAAGAAGTTGGTTGACTGGAAGAATCCTCCCAAAGTAGGTGACTTGAACCAAGACTATATTGATGCTAAACAAGATCATGCTACCCAAGCAGCTAGAATATACCGCTGGTTAGACAATCTTAATGTAACTGGTTCAGCTAAGATAAAGAAGTTACCGGGTAGAAGTAGTCATGTACCTAAGCTGATACGTAAGCAAGCTGAGTGGCGGTATGCTTCTTTAAGTGAGCCATTCTTAAGTACTGAAGACATCTTCACGGTATCGCCTGTTACCTTTGAAGATAAGAAAGGTGCAGTACAGAATGAGCTTATTTTAAATAACCAGTTCAATACTAAAATATCTAAAGTAAGATTCATTGATGAGTTCGTTAGAACGGTAGTGGATGAAGGTACGGTAGTTATCCGTACTGGTTGGAAGTATCGGGAAGAAGTTGAAGAGATTGATGTACCTGTTTATAGTTATGAGCCTACACAAGATCCACAAGCTCTACAGCTACTCCAGAGTGTACATGAGGCTAGTCAATCTGATCCAGAAGCTTTTGCTAGTGTACCGGAAGAGCTTAAGCAAGCCTTGGCTATTACGTTAGCAAACGGTATTCCCGTTGCACCTATCCTGACAGGCTACAAGAAAGAAAACCAAACCAAGGTGACTGCGAATCATCCAACAGCGGACATTTGTAGATTCTTTGATGTAGTGATAGATCCTACTTGTATGGGAGACCTATGCAAAGCTGGCTTTGTTATTTATAGCTTTGAGACATCAATCTCTGAATTAGAGAAGGATGGTATCTATCATAACTTGGATCGCATTACGGTATCTGATCACTCTCCGTTAATGGAGCCTGACTATATCAGCGATATTAATACTAACTTTAGATTCAAGGATAAACCTAGACAAAAGTTAGTGGTAAAAGAGTACTGGGGTTTCTGGGATATTCATGGGACTGGTATCGTTCAACCTATTGTAGCTTCCTATGTAGGGGATACGATGATTAGGTTGGAAGAGAATCCCTATCCTGACAAAGAGTTACCTTTTATTATTGTGCAGTATCTACCTGTTAAGAAATCAGTCTATGGTGAACCTGATGGTGAGTTGTTAGAAGATAACCAAAAGATCATTGGTGCTGTTACTAGAGGTATGCTTGATGTGATGGGTCGAGGAGCTAATGGTCAAACAGGGATACGTAAGGATGCCTTAGATGTAGTAAACAAACGAAAGTTTGCTAAGGGTGATGACTATGAATTTAATTCTAATGTTGATCCAAGACAAGCGTTTCACATGCACACCTATTCAGAGATTCCACAATCTGCGGGAACCATCCTACAGATGCAGAATGCTGAAGCAGAGTCCTTGACAGGGATTAAAGCATTCTCCAATGGTATTAGTGGAGCAGCGTTAGGAAACACCGCTACGGGCATCAGAAGTGCTTTAGATGCGTCATCCAAGCGTGAGCTAGGTATCCTAAGAAGATTGGCTGAAGGCATTACCCAGATGGGTAGAAAGTTCATTAGTATGAATGCTGAGTTTTTATCTGAGGAAGAGGTGGTTAGGGTTTCCAATGCTGAGTTTGTGCCTGTTAGAAGAGATGATCTGTCAGGTAACTTTGATTTGAAGTTAGCAATAAGTACGGCTGAAGAAGATAATCATAAAGCAGAAGAACTCTCTTTCTTGTTACAAACCACTGCACAGACCAGTGATCCAGAAGAAGTTAGAATGATTCGTGCTGAGATTGCCAGGTTAAGAAAGATGCCTGATTTGGCTAAACGTATTGAAGAGTATCAACCTCAAAGAGATCCGTTAGCAGATAAGGAAGCTGAACTAAGGATTCAATTACTCGAAGCACAGGTACAGACTGAGTTAGCTAAGACACAGAGTCATGGTGCTACTGCGGCATTGGATCAAGCGAAAGCTGTAACAGAACAAGCCAGAGCAAGACACTATAATAGTGGCTCTGATCTTAAAGACTTGGAGTTTGTAGAGGGTGATACATCCACTACACACTTAAGAAGAATGGCTGAGATAGAAGCTCAAGCTGAATCACAGGCAAAGACTAAGGTAGTCGAAAGTATGTTAAGAAACATGGAAGCTAAATAATATGGCTTCGTGGGTAATCTATAAACATACATGCACTGTTTCTTCTAAAGTTTATATTGGAATAACCTGTGCTTCAATGAATGCTCGCTGGAAGCAGCATTTAGTTAGGGCGTTTACTATGCAAAGTAGCTACCACTTTCATAGTGCTATTCGTAAGTATGGTAAAGAGTGTTGGGATCATAGTATTCTCCACTCAGAAATCACTTCCTTAGAAGAAGCCAACGCTCTTGAAACTGCGTACATTAAGCAATACGACTCTTTTCACAACGGTTACAATAGCACTTTAGGGGGCGATGGCACTAAAGGACGTTGTGGTGAGCTTTCTCCTTTATGGGGAGTTCCTAAGTCAGCGTATGTAATAGAGTGCTTAAAAAAGCGTAAGGGTATTAATAATCATACTGAGAATAGTATTAATCAGCGAGTACAAACCAGGAGGGGAAACCTTGAACGATATACTTCATACACCCTATACATGGTATTGAAGTAGCGTCTTCTGTAGAGCTGGCAGAGAAATATAGCATGTTCTCTACACAAGTTAGGCACGTCATACTAGGAAAAGCAGTCTCATGCAAAGGTTGGCAACTTTACAATGAATATAATGCTGATTATAAGGATGTGTATATAAATGAGGTTAGGTTATTTGAGCATTCTAGCGGTCAAGTATTTACAGGTACAGCTAATGACCTTTGTAAAAACTATGAACTAAGCAACGGTAATGTATCTAAAATAGTTCGAGGGCTGAGGACACACCACAAGGGTTGGAGGTATCTAGGTACTACACAGGAACGTAAGTTACAACAAGCAGGCGCACAAGCTAGAAGTAATATGGAGTTGGAAATGCTTAAACATAACTTGAGTAACAACTCTACTGCACTTAGTAAGTAATAGGTAGTATGTACATACTTTGTATAGAAGTGTATCATACTGTCTAGGTCGGCTGAGTTTAGCTGTTAGATAATTTTAATCATCTCAGTAACTTCTAAGTTACGAGGACACAAGCGAGAATAGCAATGTCACAAATTGAAGAAGTAGAAATCGGTATTGAACAAGCCAAAGCATTAGTTACTAAAGCGGATGCTTTATCTAAGCTGTTTAGTAATAAGGATTTTAAAACAGTGATTAGAGAAGGCTACTTAAAAGAAGAAGCCGTTAGACTGGTATTGCTAAAGGCTGATCCAGGTGCGTTTAGTGAGGATATGCAAGCAAACATTGCTGATGGCATTGTTGCTATTGGTCACTTCAATCAGTACTTAAAAACAGTGCAAGCTCTAGGCAGCATGGCAGCTAAGTCTTTGTCTGAGTATGAAGACTTGCGTACTGAACTATTAGATGAGAGTGAGTAATGGCTTTAGATACTGAAGTACAAGCTGATGACTTGGATTATATGTCCATGTCCGATGATGACTTAGGGGAATCTCCAGAAGATACCTTAGCCCATGAAGCGGCTGAAGCTGAGATTGGTTTTACAGGTGAAGGTGATGTAACAGGGGCAAGACCTGCTACAGACGATGAAGCTGAAGACGAAGGTGAAGTCGATGAAGGTTCTGAAGAAGGTTCTGAAGAAGAAGCTGGTGAAGTAGAAGATTCTACAGAGCTAGACTTTGCAGAAGAATTTAAAAAACTGACCGCACCGTTTAAGGCTAACGGTAAGGACATGCAGATCAACACGGTTG